TGCTAGTTTAAGATAGTCTTGAACGGTTAAAACTTCTTTCTTTAATTTAGTCTTTCTTTCGTTCCATGCTTTCAACTTTGTTTGTTCTGCAAAGTGTTTTATACATTCATCGTTTATCATGCAGTATTTTTGGTTAAACCATTTAGGTTCAAACTTGTTCTTACATTGTTTACATCTCATAAGTTTTAATTTTATTTAATTCTTGTAAATATCTTTCGTTTGCTTCTTCTTCTGTATCACAATAACAAACGTGTGTATTTTTATTATTAATACTTATTTGAACTTTCCAATTTGAATCTCTTTTAAACCAACTAACACCTTTATATTTAGATGTCGCATTCTTTCTTTTTACTCCTTTTCTTATATTGTCGCCTTGTGTAATAACTTGTAAATTATTTACATTATTATCTAGCTTATCATTGTTTTTATGGTCAACTATTAATTTGTACTTATTAGGCACATGATTTAAAAATGCTTCGGCTACTAATATATGAATATACTTCTTTGTTCTTATTTCGTTTTTATATAATCTAATATAATAATAACCAGGATTTTTATAGATACTAGATTTTAGTATTTTATTATTACTATAAAATATTGATTTAATTCTACCTAAATTGCTTATCTGATATAAGCCTTCAAAATCTTTAATGTCTTTCCAAACCTCCATAAAATATAAAAACCTTAGCGTCATGGGTAGTGCTTCCAATCTGCTAAGGCTTTAAAAAATTTCTTACTTATCGGCACTACTCGATGTTGCAAATATACAAAATATTATTTATAAATCTCTAATAAAGTCTGGTTCATTGTCTAAAAAGTTTATATAAACTCCGATACTATCTCCAAATTGAAAACTATTTATTATTAACTCGTTTAATTCATCTGATGTCATATCTAAAGTTGAAACATTAGGATTGAAACCAGCATACTCTTTTAGAAATTTATCTACCTCATCAATTGTTTTTGAATCTCTTAACTCTATTAGTCTTGTATGTATCTTTTCAAGGCATATACCTTTGTAAAAAATAATTAATCTTTTGCTCATAATTAAATAGTTGAATGTATAAATCCGTATTCATTTCTTTTAAGTTTATAATCTAATGAATCTAATATTGCTTCATCCATATATTTTAGTAAACCACTTTCAAATTCAAAATGTTCATTGTTACTTATTCTAAAATGGTCTTCAAAATAAAATCTTTTAATATAGCTTTCTCTCCATTCAGGATATATGCAAAGATAAAATTTAATTAATTTATATCTGATTCCATAATGTTTAAGTCTTAAAGAAATATTTTTTGTATAACCAAACTTTAATACGGGTAATATTTTACCATTATTTTTTACATATGTTTTTACAATATATAAACCTTGATTTTTTAATTCTGCCATCTTATTTACTTATAGTTTGTCTTACTTCTTCACCTAGTCTTTGTCTTTCTCTATATTTTAAACCTCTTAAAGATTCGTTTTCCTCTTGTAAACGCTGACGACATCTTCTTATCGTTTCACTACTTGTTAACTCTCCATTTACTAACATAACTAACATATCTTCAGCAGTTATTATTTTTGGATTATCTCCTAATTCTCTAATATCTTCATCCCAAATAAATGCTATTAATTGTCTATCGCAATCCCTCGCAAATTTACTTATTTCTAAAATACTTTTTACTCTTTGTTTTACTTCGTTGTTTATCATAATAATTCTATTAAGTTTTTGTTTTCTTGTTTTGCTTCTTCTAGTTGTTTATCTACTCTCATTAATGCTATTTGATAGCTTGATATTAATGTTTCGTTACTTCTTACTATCTTCTCTAACTCTATAATGCAATTTAAAGCGTTTTTAATGTCGTTTAAGGAGTTTTCTAGTAATTTAGTATAATTACCTTGGCTATCCTTTTTTAATGCAGTTAAATACATTATTTTTAAAGTAGCTTGTAAACTTCGTAAATTTACAATATTTAAGTTAATTTCTATTTGTGTCATCAGAAAGGGGTGTCATCAGGTTTAACATATTTTAAAGGCTTATCAAAATCATTATTCGGATTTATATTTTTATTTGAGTAAAATTCATTTATTTTAATTTCGTTTTCTTTTTTTAGTTGATATTCTCGTTCTTTAAACATTTCTGATTGTATTTTAACGTCAATCATATTTGGTCTTTTTATAACATCAACACCATTTATTTTAAATCCTAACCCAAAATTATAATCACACATAATTGGTAACCCAGTCTTAGTTGGTTTACCTCCAGTGTCTGTATCTTTTATTTTTACTATATCAACCATTGTATAATTCCACATTGTTTGACTACCAATTAACCTATGTATTACAACAAAATCATCAGCTTTATTTGAAAATGCTTTACCTCCCTCAATATCACTTTTTAATGGTGGCATAACTTCAAATTCCCAATCATGCCCTTTTGGATATGTTGCCCCTCTTCTACCACTTGCAGAACTTGGATGTGTATTTATGAATAATGTTTTTCCAGTTTTGGTAAAGTGTTTTAAATCATTTAATACATCGTAATTATTTTGGTAACTCATTGGAAAACTTAAAGCATTGAATGGGTCAATTAAATAATTGTCTGTATTAGAATTGTTAAATGTATCTAATAATTCATTAGGGGTGTATCTTCTAGAATTATCTACAAACTTAAAAAAATGTTCAATCTTAATTAATGCTCTTTGAATTTCTTTATAAGTTAAATCCATAAAAGGTTTTCTAGAATACATTTGAACTAAATCCCTCAATACCTTACCATGATAATTCTCATCCATAAACAAAGTAAAAGTTAATTCATGATTTGTTGCTAATGCTAAAAAGTACCATTCCATCCAATAAGATTTACCAACATTATCATGTCCTAAAATCATATTCAATTGGTTTTTTTTCCAGACTAAATTATCATCTAAATCACAACCTAACTTTAAACCAAAAGGAATTTTTCCATCAACATAATCATACAAGTATTGAAGAGTTGAACCTGATTGAATAATATTATTTGACTGTTCCATATTTATTAATTAAATTGTTAATATGGTTTACTCTTGCATCTTCTGATTTATTCTTAATAATTTCTTCTTGGTTCATATATTTTTCAAAATTATCAATTCTTAAAAAATGGTCTGGAGTAATTTTATTATTTTCTAAAACCCATTTATTATTGCACATATTTTTAAATGCGTTATTTAATTGGTCTAAACTATAATTAGTCTTTATAATCTTCTTAAAATTGTTTTCAGTAGTTTTTGACAAAACAGAAAAATTACCTTTTTTAAATCCATTCTCTGATTTTTGATTATTAAACCATAAAAGAAATTTATTCACTCTATCTTCAAAAGATACATATTGTACTTCTTCTTTCTCTTTCTCTTCCCCTTTCTCTTGTACCGTAGGGTCATCATAACCCCCTTTAGCACCCCCTTGGCAAGGGTCAAATATAGGGTCTTTTGTTTTGTCAAAATAACCTTTTACTTGTCTGTCAATTGAGTGTTTTTGAGATAGATATGCAAACTTAACAAGTCCGTTTAAATTTGATTCTATATTTTCAAATTGCTTTTTCATTAAAGCATCAAAAAATAAAAGTCTATCTTTATCATTAAGTTCTTTTGCAACGTCATAATAAGATTTATAAAAGTTAAATGCTATCCTCATAACTATTTATTATAAGTATTAAATACATTGCTTAACTCATGGTATATACTTTTATCACACCAGTAAATACTTTTATTAGTAATAATACAACATTTAAGATGTGAATCGTCTAATGATTTAAATGCTTTTTCTAATTTAAAAGATTCTATTGAAGATAATTTAACATAGGTTTTTAGTTCTTCTATGTAATAGAACTCATCTGTTTTTGCTTTCATGTTTATAATTTTAAGCATTAAAAAACCCACCGTTAAAAAGTGCGTGGATACTCTTTAACAAATGGGTTTCTTTAAATAAATTTCTTTGGAAGTTTCCACGCTTCGTATGCAAATATAATAATTTATTTTAAATGCAATACTTTTTTATTATTTTTTTTAAAATGTTATATAAATAATACTTTTACGTATAATAATTAGTTAAATGTTACAAAAACAATTCATTTTCGTAAAGTAGTTCTTGTAATTTAGTACGTACTTTTTCAGCTAATTGAATATCTTCGCTATTTTCTGAATACTTATACATATTACGATAGTAGTTATCTAGTTCGACAACTAACATACGCCACTTAAAACCATTCATGCAGTCTTTTATTTCGTCTGCATCTTCAAAACTATCAAATTCTAATATTACTTTACTCATAATTTAAGGTTATATGTTTAAATTTTAATTTTATTTTAAGGTTATAGGCTTAAAAAAGTGTCGTAATTCTGCAAACTTGTCCAAATTCTTTATGAAAAATGAACCCTTCAATAGCTAAAGGTGAATGTTGGTATCCTGATTTATGGTGCCAACTATCTGCAGGACTTGGACTTCTTAAAGACTCTATTTGAACGCTCATAATATCTTTACTTGTTTTATGGTGTACATGGTGAGTAAACCAATAACGATGTTTACAGGTGTGCCAATGATTAGAAGCTTCGTGGCACATCAATAAAGGTAAATCATTTTGCTTTGCTCCATCACCGTGAGTTGTACCGATTAAGTTTTTACCATATGTTGTGTATTTTCTGTGGCTTGGTGACCTATCAAATTTAATATTTGGGTGTTCATTATACCATGAATATAAACTATCCATTAAAAAGAAACCTGACATTTCATCATGATTAGATACATTGTAAACTATTTCTAAATCTGCAATGCTTACAAGCGTTTCAATAATATCAATGTATAATTGTTTAGCCATTAAGAACGCATCAAACCACTTCAAATGAGTATCCTGTGGTGTAAATTTAGTTGTTGAGTTTTTGGTGTTGTCTGTGTTTAAAATATCGTTACCAACTATTAAAATAATTCTATCTATATTGAAACCTTTTGATTTTTGTATAATACTTGCCACCCCGTCTTTTACTCTTTGAACTGCTATCTGTGAATTGTATTCTTCGCCCGTTTCAAATGCTGAACAAAGTTTATTTATATGTACATCTGCTGGGTCTATTAATAAGCAGTGTCCATCTTCATCTGATTCGGTTCTTATTATTTGGATATGGTTAGGTCTTAAATCTTTTACGCTACCGATAAAGTCTTCTTTAAAATCTTCGTAGTTAAATATGTTATTTTCGCCTTTAACATTGATTGAATAATTTTGACCTTTGTACCAATAATGCTTCACTTTTTCGGGGTCTATTCCTACTTTCTCGCATTCGTCTAATATACCTTTGTCAACTCTTTTGCTTATTAGTGTTGAAATGTTTCTTCTGATATTGTCGGAGTAGTTAATATTTAACTCTTTGCACATTAAACGAGCAGTTTCCCGTTTTGAGTTATTCTGCTTATATAACTCCAATATTCTGTCGATATTCTCAACCATAAACTAATTAATTAATACATAAAAAAAGCAACGCTAACTTAATAACGTTGCTAAATTAAATATTTTTATTAACAAATTACTTTTTAGTTAATTCTTTTATCTTTTTATCTATTTCTTTTTTCTTTTTATCACTTACATATAATTTACAAGTTTCTAAAGTTTTAATTAAATATTCAAATTTCATATTCTTTTATATAAAGTTGGATTACTGCAATTGTTTTTTCCAAATCTTCTTTGAAGTTACCTTTTTTACGACTTCTTATAGTACGTTTTAAAATATCAAATTCCCATGAATTAAGCCCTTGTTCATTCGCAAACTTATAAAGTGAACCTTTGCTATTATCGTAGTGTTTAGGTGTGTTTATTTCGCTTGTTTCTTCATTAAAATTACCTATAAATCTAAATTCATTTCTGCTCCATATTGTTCCGTAGTACCCAATAGGATATAAAGCATTATTATTTGTTTCAATTACAGTACCTCCAAATGTATCTTTATTTAATTTTGTTACTTTAACTGTAAAGTGTACTGTTGAATCTTTAAACTTTGCTATCATCTTCTGTTATTATTAAATTATCTATAAAAAATTGTTTTAGTGCTATGTACATTTCACTTTGTTGGTCAATTGCGTCTAATGATGCAGAACCTATTAAAACGTTGTCGGTTTTTCTGAATTTCTTCATTAATGTTCTAGCATTGTTTACCATATGTTTGTCGAAAATGTCTTTTCTAATTGTTGTATTATCAATTAGGTCTTCCAAAATATCACTTATAAAAGGTAATAATATTGACGTTGCCACCAGCTTTTGATTAATTGTTAAATTCTTTTTCATATTTTAGTCGTTTTCTTCATTATTTACATACCAACCACAACACTTTTTACTTACTGCAAATGCTTTAAAATCCTTTCTAAAAAACCTTTGCTTTCTTATCATGGCTCTTGACCATTCTTTAATTATTATTCTTTTTCTCATTTTTATTTAAATAATTAAAATAACGTTCTTCTTTTTCAATATCTTCTACCGTATCTGAAATATTAACTTTTGGATTAATAAAACTATCGTTTCTAGGTTTTAAATAATCTTCTGTTAATTGCTTCATTTCTCTTCTAACGTTTACAGTTTGTACAACCATGAAACCGATAATTACTATCAATGCAAATAATGTGAATGCTAATAAATATATTTTAATCATTTTACTTGTTTTAAAAATTCTTTTACTCTATTTAAATTCTCTTGTTTAAAGTCGATATGTCTATTTAACCATAAATTCAATGAAGTGTTGCACATATTAAATTCGTTTATTAGCATTTTAGATATGATTCTACGACCTTTCTCGCCTTTAGCTACATAAGTACTTTCTAATAAATAAACACTTTCTCTAATCGCTTTATTTTCAATTCTTGTTTCTTCGCTTATTCCACCGTTTTTAATCATTACTTACTATGTTTTATTTTCATTAATCTATCATACAAACTTGAATTGAAGCTACCTGACTGCTCCCACCATAATTGAGAAACTGATTTTGTAACTCCATTGTTTTTAGGAATGTAAACATTATCACTCCAATCTGCTTTCTTTACTGTTTTAGTTTTAAATAGTTTCATCTTAAAATGCTTTAATTGTGAATATTGCTCTTAATTCTGTATTTATTTCGTCTACTGTTTCTTTAAATACTTTGTCGTTATATTGTAAATAATTGTCGACTGTTTTAATTCCGTGCAGAACAGTAGCGTGGTCTTTTTTACCACATATTAAACCAATTCTTTTAAGGTTTAGATTAGTGTTATTTCGTAGATACCACATTAACAACTGTCTTTTAAAAACTAAATCTCTATTTCTACTAACTAAACTAATTTTATGCTTTTGGATAATTGTTTTAACTCTAAAGATATGTTCAGTTTTTTTAAGTTCAGAACCACATATTCTCATTATACGATACTGATATGGTAATTCAAATACTCTCATCTCGCTTCTTTTAAATCTTTTAAATCATTTATAAATTCCTCTGTAGCTATTATTAACGCTCTTAACTTTCTTAATTCGTCATGATTTGAAGCATTATTTATTTTCAATTCTTGATAAATCTCAATTCTTTTTTGGTATTGGTTAATTAACCAGTCTTCATTATATCTCATGACGTGGACTTAATTCGTTTTCTAATACTTCCTCT